CGAACAGCAAGAAAAAAAAAAAAAAAATATAAAAAGGAAATAAATAAAATTGATTTAAGAATAGATAACAATAGAAAACAATAGATAACACAAATAATAATAATATTCGAAACTAAATTATAATAAATAATAATAAAAACTAATAAAAACTAAAACAATAATAATAAATTAAACCCAACAATATGCCTAATATACCGGTAAGTAGTCTTTATGTTATTATGGGAGTGACTAATTTTGGTAATTTTCATAAAGTTATTGCTAAGATATGGAATACATATGATAAAGCGGATTTTAAAAAATGGGAAATTATTGCTACAAAAAATGGTGATATATCAAAAACAAAATCTTCAAAAGAACAATTAGAACATATTCAGAAAAAGTTGAAAATCGATGTTAATCAGTATTTAGTTGATTGTCATAAAACCAATTGTAAAAATGAATTAGTTAATAAACAAGCAAATATAATTAAAACACTAACCAGAGGAATATCTACAGAAGCATCAAATAAAGAAGAAATAGAAAAAATGAAAAATGATATTACCAGATTGGTAAAAGACAATACTAATACTACATTCGGTAATAAACACGAAAACAGTGCAATTTCAAAATTTGAAAAAGAAACAAAAATCAAAGTTATCAATCAACAAAAACGATTTAATAATCTAATTGATACTAATAATGGTATTGAATGGAGAATTGTTGGAGTTGTAGATGGATTTACTGAAACTGGTGAAATTGTAGAAATTAAAAATAGAGTTTCCAATATTTCAAAAAATCCTATTTTACGAAATTATGAGAAACCGCAGATTATGACATATATGTGGTTATCTAATAGTAAGAATGGTTATTTAGTAGAAAATTATAAAGTTAAAGGGAATGATGAAATAAGGATTATACCCGTCCAGTATCAAGAAGATTATTTTGAAAAAGATGTAGTTCCAGCAATTTCTAAATTCATTAAATTCTTTAATATGTTTATTAAAAGTGATTCAATGAAAGAATTGGTTATCAGAGGAGAAGATAAATTAATATATAATGAATATATTGAATTTATTCAATTTAAAGCGATATAGAATTAATCCTTAATGCTACTGCTTCCATACCAGATTTATAAGTTCCAATTGTTCCATTCATACCAATCCAATCATAATCAACATTATTTTCATTAATAAATTCATACCATGCTCTTAGTTCTCCATTTTCATTAGAATATCCATCATAATTTACCATTTCATCAAAATTAATAATACAACCATTTGCGAGATAGTATTTTAGTGTTTCTAAAACATATTTCGCACTTGAATAAATGTCAGAATCAATATTGATGAAAGTAATTTTATTTTTATATTTTTCATTGTTTTCATTTAAACTAAAATGTTTTTCAATAAATAATGGTAATGTATCTGAAAACCACCCTTTAATTAGTTTAACATTATTCGGAACTTCTGGTATATTACCATTTAAATTAAATACTTCTGGACCATACCCTCCTCTCCATATTTCTGGTAATCCTTCAAAACTATCAAATCCGTAAATTGCTGTTAATTTATTAGTATTAAATTGAGAAATATAGGTTATGCTATCACCTTTATATACACCAAATTCTAACCAATAATCATTTTCATTATTGGCAGGTTTAATATCTTCCATAATATATTTAATGACATTTTTTTTAATATTTGGTATTGAATTATTAATATAATTTAGATAATCAATAGAAACTGGTAATGAAGAGATTTCTATATCAGTATCGTTGTCAGAAGAATTCATTGATATATTCTTTTTATCTAATTATAGATTAATATTATAGTCTATTATTTGTTATAAATCTAAATTGAAATTAAAATTATATTAGAATTATATTATGAGAAAATTAACTAAAAAATTAAATAATAATACTTTTGTTGGTAGTGATGTAAATGGAATGGAAGGTGGGGGACCAAGATTTAAAAGATTTAAAGCAAAAATGGGAAAAGCAGGAAGAAGTATGAAATCTGGAATTATTACGGGTGCAAGAAGAATAAGAAGTGGAAGTAAAAGTGTTGGTAAAGGTTTTAAATGGGCGGGTAGAAGCTTTAAAAAAAAAATGAGTAAAGTTCGTCAAACACTTCATAAACCTTTTAAAAATCAAAGTTTAGCAAAAAAACAAAGTAGAGTCCAAAAAAGAACAACCAAATTAGGGGAAAAAACAGAATCACGTTCGAAAAAAATAAATGAAATGAATGTGAAAAGTCAAGAATACCAAAAAAGTATTAACGTGTTTGAAAAAAGCATAAAAAATAATCCAAATGATAAACATGCAGAAAAAAAATTAAAAGAAACACGACAAAAATTAAATAAAATAACAAAAGAGAGAGACCAACAAAAAGCAAAACTTACTAAAGAACAACTCGAATTAACTACGTCAAAAGGTAAATTAAATAATTATACAAAAAAATTAGAAAAAAAGGCAACAAACAAAACAAATAACACGATGAAAAAATATATAGAGTTTAATACAAAAGGTAAATGGGGGAGAAGATGGAGTAGGCTTAGTAGTAGTAATGGTAGAAAATCTCATACAATTCGTAAAGCATTAAAAAAAAGTGGGAAAAAGGATCAAATAAATGCGAACTTTAAAGAATATAACATAAAAAAGTCTGGAACTAAAGATAAAGATGGAAAAGTATTAACATTGGGAAATAAAAATGCAACAATGAATAAAAACTCACAGAAATCTATTCGTCAGATATTAGCAGACAGAAAAGCAAAACAAACTCGTTTCACAAGTAAAGGAAGAAGAAAAAGAAATGATTTAGTAAAATATCTAAAAAATAATACCACAAGTTCAAAAATTTTAGAAACTGCGGCAAAAGCAAATCAACAAGCAACTAATTTAATTAAAAATTCTGAATTACGAAGTCAGATAAATAAAAGTTATTCTAACAAAGCGAAATTATTATCTAAACAAAGCAAAAATACAGAAACGATAAAAGAATTAGAACAAGAAGGAAAAAAAACGGCATATGAAAAAATAAAACTGGGTGAAGCTAAAGAAAGAGATGAAAAAAGGAACCAACCTAATAATAGAGATTATTTAATAAAAAAATTAGAATTTAGAAAAGAGAGAAATGAAGCTTTTAAAAAAAATCCAAATTTAAATCAAGAAGTTTTTAAAGCCCAATATCATACACGCAATGCAAAAGAAAAATTTGGTAAGGATTTTATTGAAAGAAGAAATGATTATAAAATGGCAAAAAATGTTAATCTTATAAGTAGTAAATCAAAAAGAGAAATATTAAAAACTGTATTAAATAAAGGGAATGATTCTTGGAATACAGATAAATTTAAAAGATATAAAGAATTGAAAAATAAAGGTGACAAAAGCATAGAGGAAAACCAACAATTTAAAGAATTAGAAGAAAAAAGAAGTGAATTTAAAGACAAATTATCTGAAATTATTAAAGGAAAAGAAGAAAAAACAAAAAAATAAAACAAGAGGAATCAGAAGTAAAACCATTTATGAGTAATACAAATACTTATACTGGTAATTTATTTAATCAATAATCTAAACCTGTAAATACTTAAATATCATTACAACAAAGATAATAATTATTAACATCATTAATAATAATTTTATTGAACCATTACTATTTTGACAATTACAAGATGTTGTTGTAAAATCCTCTACAAGATTTTTTGAAACATCATCATCTTTTGAACTATTATTATTGTTATTTGAAACTGGACTCATATCATTTTTTGAATTTTCAATATTATATTTAACAATTTTATCTGGTTCTTCAAATACATATGTTTTACCCCACAACTTTTTTTCTTTATTACTATTTCTTAAATTAGCAATCCCTACTTTACGGTTTCCAATAGCACTAAATGTATTTAACTGACTTCTATAATTACACTGACCTGAATTTAATGCTATATTCATTTTTTCAACATCATCTTCAAATTCATTATATGCTTTTTCAACATTTTTAATAGTTTGTTCCGAAAAAAGATTATTTCTATTTTGTAGCATCATTACCAAATTATCTTGACAACTTCCCACTTTAACAGCAACAACACCTAAAATAGCAGCTTCGGTTATATTTACAGAATCATCGTCAAAGAAAATAACACGATTCGGATTATTTAGACGATAATTTTTCATAATTCTAACTATAAAATCATTTTTATTTTTGTAATAAGCAGATACATCTTTTTGATTATCTTCACAAGGTGCTCTAATATTATTACTACTAAAATAATGTTGATTCAAACCAAATATTCTATCCATATATGCTTTAATAATACTTTGAACGCTAAAACTAACTATACCAACACGAATACCATATTTAGTTAAATAAGGAATTAACTGTTGAAAAAATCTCCAACTTGGTATTTCATTATCTAATTCCGTATCAGTCTTTTTAGATATTTCTTCTGGAGACATAGTTTTACCATAATATAAACTATTATTAATTAAACAATCTCCCCAATCCCATAACCATAATGAGAATTGTTTTCTAATAAATGGACTAATAATATCTTTTTCAACTTCCATTTATCTTTATTTATCTTTATTTATCTTTATTTATCTTTATTTATTTTTAATTGGTGCTTCTATATTACATTATAATAATTTTAAAATAACAAATAATAATATAATAATATATTAAAAACTATTCTATTTATTAAAAATCAAAATTAAATATGCTAACCAGATATCAAATTAATCTTTTACATACTCTTGCCATTGGTCCATTCCTCGCATATATTGGATACTGTAGAGGAGATGCTGTTCCAGAAGCATTTACTGTATTGCTTGTTTTAGCAGTTATTGTTATGCTTTATCACGGTATGAGAGTTATGCAACAACTCAGACAAGAATAAAAATTTAAAATTAAAATAAACATTTATATTTTTCAATAAATCTTTTTCCATATTTGATACCATCTAACTGGATTTTCAATAACCGTATCTTCTTCTATTGTAATATTTGTTACATTTCCTAATAAAAGTCTAATATATTTGTGTCTTACTAAAATACTTCTTAATTCTTCTTCTAATTCTGTTGGATTATATTTATAAGAAATTATTAATCCTGATGAACAACCTGCTAATATTACCCAAACATATAAATATTGATAAATAACTCCAGCAATATAACCAGTAATAAAAGTAGATTTATAACCAAATATTGGAAGGTCTAATGTTTCATTTGGTTTTTCATTCATTTTATATATTAAATTATCGATATTGATTAATAATACATTTTTTTTATCTTCTTTCTTGGAAGATACTTTTTTATCATCCATACTTTTTAACCAATACAATTGAGATGCCACAATAGCACTAATTGTGAATACAGCAAAAGAATTAAGATAATAACCAGTAATAAATCCGCTTATACCAATTGCTAATTTCTTTGATATTGTTATTTTTGTCATTTTTAATATAAATATTTTAATTTTAATTTTAATTTTAGTTGTAATATTAATTTTATAATATTTCTTAAATTATCAATCTGATATTATAAATATAAAAATTTATATATTTATAGATTTATATTATTTAAGTTTTCTCATATATATTTATATATAATATTTCCATATAATATTTACTATAATATTTAATATAAATATTTACAACTATGTCAGGTATTATGATATTTACTAGAAATATGTCTTCATATTTTTTTAAATTTCCATTTAAATTTAAAAATTCAACGATTTCTATACAAAATATATCAGAAGATAAAAACCCAAAATTACATAATATAGAACTAAATAATAAATTAAAATCTGAAAATATATTTAAATCTGGAAATATAGATAATATAATTGACTATCATAATGAAATAACAGAAAGAGGAACATTTCAATTATATTATAAATTGGAAAATTTTAAAAAAAAAGATTAAATTAAATGATTAAATAAAAAAATTATTTAGATGAAGGGCATTCAGAATAAGAAACATGGACTGGAAGACCACCTACTCTATCTTTATCTACATTAATAGAATAACCAGCACCACCTTTCTGACTTCTCTTGCTCTTGCGTCCAGAACCGCGTCTGCTGCTCTTGCGTCCAGAACTGCGTCTGCTACTCTTGCGTCCAGAACTACGTCTGCTGCTCTTGCATCCAGAACTGCGTTTGCTGCTCTTGCGTCCGCTGCTCTTGCGTTTGCTACTCTTGCGTTTGCTACTCTTGCGTTTGCTACTCTTGCGTTTGCTGCTCTTGCGTTTGCTGCTCTTGCGTCCAGAACTACGTCTGCTACTCTTGCGTCCAGAACTACGTCTGCTGCTCTTGCG